TATTTATTTTTATTGATTACAATATGTTTGTATTTTGACTTCTTTGATCTCTTTGGCATATCCTATTCTAGCATATAAGAAAAATTTTGACCCCTATTAATTTTTTTTTTGAAATAAAAAAAAGTCTCGCGCGCCGGATACATAAAATAAATGTCAATAAAATCAATGCTTATTTGACTACCTATGCAGTATTTGCATGCTAAAACCTGTTTTTAGACTATGACCACGGCAAAATCGTCTATTATTCAATAACGACGTCATTATGACCATGCATGACCACCAAAAAAAACTCCGATGGTCATGCTATTATTCAATAATACCAACACTTATAGCTCAAAAAAGGCACTATGACCACGTGACCACGCCAAAAATTTTTTATTTTTAAAAAAAAAACATGACCCCAAAGTTTTTCTTATAGTGGTAGGATTGTTAAAAAAACCGCATAAAATTAATATTGCCATAATTAAAACATAATTATGATTCATTTTAAACACAACTAACTGTTGCATAATTACAACAGTTTATGTTTTTTTGAATGTTCTTGATTTGTACAGCAGTTCGTTATCGGCTTTTAAAACTACTCGTTGAGTATTAATTCCAATTAGTATACACTCTTGCACCTCAATTCTTCTAATATCTTCTAGATAACCATCTTTAGTTTCCATAAGTATCTCACAATCTGAAAGTGCATTACCTTTACTTTTGCTTGTAAAATCGTGAAGTATTTGTTGTAGATCTCTTACTCTCATACTAATCTTTTTCTTTTTGTTCCTCGTAAAATTGATTAACTTTCTTTAAAAATTCATGCATATACTTTCTCATCTCTAAACCTTTTATTTCAAATTCTTGATAAAAATTATCTTTACTACACATCATAATTACACCTTTTTGAATATTTGTTTTATAAACGTAGTTATGCGCCATAGTATAAGCGGCCAACTGTACACAATAATCTTCAATCCATTCACGCTTCTTTGGTTTATTTGTTTGTTTAAAATCAACAATGGCATCTTCACCTTTGTGGATACAAACTAAATCTGTTTGACCGGCATACAATCCTGGGTAGTATAAAGTACACTCTATTCCATAATATTCAGAAACATTACATAATCCTTGTTCAATCACACGTTGTGCCATATTATGCGCTTCACGTCCCACTGTCGTCAAATCCATATAACCTTGACCCCTGATGTACTCCTCTAAAATCTTATGCATTGCTGTGCCTCTAGCACCGCTAGAATCAACGATCCGCGTTGCTTCGGCATCTCCTACCCGTTCTCGCCACGCGGCTAAATTAGCCTGCTTTTCGGCCGATTGAGTGGCACTTAATATAGTGGTTACAGAGGGTAGTTTTTGACTTTCAATGGCATAGTGTCTTTTACCATTAATTAATTCTCTACTAGACCTTGGGTAAGTAAATGTATTTTTAAGTTTCATTGTTTAACATTTATAGTTTATGAATCTATTAGTGTTGTGTGCATTAAGATTATCATTCTCTTTATTTTCTTCTTCATCTTCTATTTTTCCACCACGTATTCTTATTTCATCTTTCCAAAACTCTAATAATTCTTTTTCAAACGTTTCTTTTTCTTTATAATTTTTAAAATTATCTATTGTCATTTTTATTTATTATTATTCTGTTTTATAAAACACCTTTTTCTCTTAATTGTTCGGGAGTATGTAATTCTATTTCACCTTGTGATTTACAATCTTCACATTTTACATGTTCCTCGTGCCTAACTAGTTCAAATGGTACTGAATAAAATCCATTACCATTACACCTCTTACATATCTCTTTATACTTTTCCATTTTTATATCCGTGTTTTGTAGCTTTTTCGTTTATTATACTTTCTATAACTTTACTTATACTTAACTTTGTACCGGGGATAATCTTATCTGCTAACCATTCAGCTTTAATATGCGCTGGTTTAGGTACAGATACTGATTTATGTTTTGCTGGGTTGGCCATTTTTATGTCCTTTGTGCTATGTAGTTATAAATAATTGGAGTTTTGTGATCTGTTACTTCTTTTATACCACTTATCTTTTTTTGTACTAAACTAACCTGTCTTAATTCAAACATACTTAAAAAAAAATTTGCTATCTTTTTAAGTTCCACATCCGAATCACTGTCTCTGGCTAAAAACCCTACGTGATAACAAAAATTATCGCCTTTTTTAGATTTTTCAAACCAATTTTGTACTTCTCTTAACGTCATTTTTTTCCTTTCTATTTTATTATTACTCTTCATATATGGGAAACTATCTTAAAAAAATAAGTGTTGCAAGAGAATAATTTTTAATGTAATATGGGGATCTCTTCTCACACCTTTTGTTTGCCGTGAGCTATTCATAGCTCCGGCAGACAATTAAATAGTCTCTATTTTAGAACAATTAAAATTTAAAATCATGTGATTTTTATTTACGTACTCTTCACCAAATTCTCTTAAAGAACTTAAACCTTTAATAAAACCTGCGGTTGCACAATCATAATGCGAATTATAATAAGGCCTTATTTGTAATGGTTCCGTGCATTGTTGCATAATTACAGAACATATTTGTATGGTTAATAAAAATTTCATATTTAATTTTCTTCTTTATTACTACAATGATATCCAACTACGACTTCATCTTTGAAAGTATGGAAGTAATGATTTTGCCGAGGCATTAAATATTTTCTCTCATGTGTGATTACGTTCTTATTCCAAAACTCTGCACAAGTATCATCAAACAATTCTATTTTTATTAAATCGCCGTTAGATAAAATTAAAGCTATAACTAAACCTTTATAGCTTGCTATCGACTCAAACACCTTGTCCTCTACTCTTCTTCCTTTTAGAAACTCGTTTATTAAAAGATTTTGCGTGTTTACCTGGTCTTTTTCTTGGAAACTCTTTGATGAAAGTTATTGCACCAATTCCAGATTTTTTTTTAGCCATCGTCCTTTAAAATAAACTCATCATTTTTTTTAGCTAACTTAATGTACTTAATTACACCATTAACTTTTTGTTCAACATCATACCCGCAATTAATACATCTGTAAAAATTTTCGTATAAATTAATTAGCAACACTTTTTCTTCACACTCGGGGCAATCTCCGTTAACTATTTCAGTAGTCCATTCCATTATGTTATAAGACTTAAATACACTATTGTTAGTATTAAAGCAATTCCTGCCATAACTAATTATTTATAAAAACCATCAAATAACCAATCGATGTATTTTTTCCAAATTTTTTTTATCCAGTAAATTGGATTTAATTTTTTCATAATTAAAATCCTCTATTGACATGATAGACATTCCTCTCCATCATTAACTGGATTACTACATTTACAATCACCACATGTACAAATTCCATATACATCCGCATGTAAATCTTGTTTACAATGACATTTGCATTGACACTTCTTACACTTATTTATATTTTTTTTTGTTTCTATTGTGTTTATATCCATAGCCTTTTTCCCTGTTTCCCCATCTTAATTGCCACGACCATACATTTAATTTAGACGAGTATTTTTCAATTATATTTAATATTTTATCTATCATAATTTATCCGGGTGGTTTAGTCTCCCTCACCACCCTATCTTATTAGCTTTATAAGAATTACTTTTTATCTTTTATATCGTAGAACATTTTATCTGTATCATCTGTTATGAATCCAGAATTTTCAACATTCCATTCCGTAGTTTGCACCGTATAATCAGGTATATTTCCTCCAGTAGTAAAACTACTAATATGCCAAAGAATACGATTGTTAGGTTGAGCAGCAAAATTGCCGTTATCGAGTTCCAAAATATGAGCGCACTTATGCTCTTGAGGAGTCTCGGAATGTTCAACATCCAGGATGTTACTTTCCGGATGAGCCCAGTCAATTGTAAACAAATATTTTCCATTGTAAAGTTTTTTGTCTATACCAAAATATTTACATTTTTCCCCTACTAGATAATCAAAGCAAGTAATAGAAGGATAATAACTAAAAGAATTCCACAATTCCAATTCATGTGCTTGCATATCAGGCACTTCGGTTCTAGAAAATCTTTTTTGAAAAAACGCTGATATAGGCAATCTCCAGTAGCACGCACCATTTGGAAGTAGTGTGTGAAAGAGGATAGATTTCCCCGGAATGCTTGCCATACCGAAGATAACACAATCTTCACTTTCTTTATTGTGTTTGGGATCCAAATCGTAAAGATATTCTCTACGAATTTTACAATATATTGGTGGTATATTCGCATTTAAATAACTCATTTATTATTTTATTTCGCCCCAATTGTCTCCTTGTTCATAGTCAACTTTATTTGGGACTTCTAATTTAACTGCTGATTCCATAATAGTAATTATTTCTTCAGCTTTTTGTACAGATTCAATAGAAATATCTACTTCGTCATGAATTTGTATGTGAGGTATTATACCATTTTCATATAATGATACCATACTTTTTTTAGTCATATCAGCGGCACTTCCTTGAATTAATTTATTTAATGCTTTGTACGTAAAAGCACGTTTTAATGGTTCATCATATTCTTTTCTAGCTTGTTCTAATGGTAATGGTTTAAAAACACCAAATTGAACAGGTTGCCATAAATCAAAATGACACGCTCTACCTAATAAAGTTCTAATCTTTCCTCTATCATTTGCTTTTGTAGATACATTTTCCATAAGCTTTTTAACAAATGGAGCTTTAGTGTGATATTGTTTAATAAGTTTTTCTGCTGATTCTTTCATCAATCCTAATTCAGCCATTAATTTATTTTTACCCATACCATACATCAAACCTAAATTAATTGTTTTGGCTTGCTTACGTTCTATGCCTGCCATATTAGCAACAACCTGGTGAAAGTCTGCATCACCTTTTTGATATGCATCTACGATTTCATCTACACCTTCTAAATTTTGTAGTTTAGCATAGTGAACTAAAATTCTAGGTTCTTGCTGTGAATAATCAAATGAACCCCATTTACATTTGTCTTCAGGAATAAAAATAGATCTAATCATTGGCCCTAGTTCAGGATGTCTTGCAGGAATTTGTTGAAGATTAGGATTAGACATTGAAAATCTTCCAGTCACAGTTCCACCATCATCTGATCTAATTTGATTTATGTCTGCATGTATCCTACCATTGACAGCGTGTTTCGTAATAGAATCTATAAAAGTTGTATGTGCTTTATTTAATTCTCTTGCTTCTGCTATTGCTTGTGGCAATTCATGTGGATGATTTTGTAAAAAGTTTTTTGTGAAACTAGGTTCATTACTTTTTTCTGTTCTATCATATGGAAGTTTTAACTTATCAAAAGCTTTTGCAATTGATCTAGCTGCCATAATTTCTACATCTATACCAGTTAAATCTTTAATTTTTTTAATTAAAGTCTCTTCCCTTTTAATTAAATTTTGTTTAATATGTTGTGCTTTTTCTAAATCAACTTTCACTCCCTTGAATCTCATATCAACTAAACAAGGAAACAATCTAGTTTCTAAACTAAATATATCTGTTAGTTCTTGATTATATATTTCTACTTCTAATCTCTTCCAAAGTTTTAATGTTGCCTCTGCATCACGTTCTGCATATTGACCTACAAACATCGCAGGCAATCTCCACATATCTGCTTTAGGATCTACTCCATATTCTTTTGCCGCCTCTATTAAAATCTTTTCATCCTTACCCATACCAATATAAAATTTAGCTAATGAGTTTAATTGGTAACTCATTCTATTTTCATCAATAAGAGAAGCCGCAATCATAGTGTCAACTATCTTACCTTTGATAGATAACCCATTTGATCTTAACCAACATACGTCATACATAGCATTATGAAAGACAAATGTAGTATTTTCCTGGTTGAATAGCTCTTGAAGCCACGCAAACACCAGTTTTTTATCCATATTCCCGCCTTGCTCATGATGTACCGGATAATAGCCTGACCAGCCCTCTACGGCCACCGCAATGCCTGCTATATGACCATTCTTAACCACGTTCCCCGATCCGAGCTCTTTTAACTGCGGATCATAAGTTTCTAAATCGATAGCAATTTCTTTAGCGCCGCGAAGATCTTTTAGTTCTTCTGGCATTACCCATTCTGTTTCAGGAGTAAATAGAGGTATTTGTGTATTTCTCATTTTAATATTTTATTTCTCATCAAAATAATCTCTTTCAATTATCATATCGATATAATGTTTAGCTTTAAGAAGATCTTCTTTTCCACCTTTATTTTTTGCTCTCACAATATACTTAATAATGTTCCCCTCCGCAAAAAGCAACCTATTTCTATTTATAAATTCAGCTGGCTGTATTTCAAAGTTTTGATAGTGACTTCCATTTACCTGCTTTAGTAATGATTTAAAACCATCTACTTTTATATTATTATTTATTACACCTGACTTTAATAACTTCTTATATATTTTTTTCATTTTCTTTTTTTTCCTTCTCTTATTTTTATTCATATTATATAAGCTCGATCAAAGTTTTTTGGATCTACAATATGTAATTCACGCTTCGCTCTCGTCGCACCTGTGTAAAACAAACGATGTAATTCATCAGGGTCATTACTAAATGTTTCAAGAGCTGCACTTGTTAAATCCTGTAGTAATAAAACCTTATCAGCTTCTCCTCCTTTTGCTCCGTGTATTGTTGACATTATTATTCTAGGGTTCTTATTTATTTGCTCACCATTAGCACGCATATTACGAATATAGTTTTCAGTAATAGTATCTAACCCTTCAAAAGATTCGTACCAAACTTTATCAATGAGAAGTCCATTTTTTTCCATACATTCTTTTAATGTATATTTATGTTCAGAATGCAAAAGTTTTCCTTTTCTAAAACCAGGTAGTACATTTGCTCCAAGATATTCATAGATATTTTTTATTTCTATATGTCCTAATTTTTCTCCTTTACGCCAATGTTCCCAGTTATTTAAAGCTAATAATAATTTTAATGATACAGAGTTTTGATTTTTATATTGATAGTACCAACCTCTTAATTGACATAATTCTTTTACGTTATCTAAAAAATAATTAGCTGATGATAAAACTAACCAATTTCCTTCTGACATATTTACTTGTGTAACGTCAGAATATCTTTTTAAAATACCTATTTCTTGTCTTGGTTTATATTCTTTAATGTATCTATTTTGAACTTTACTTATAATACTTTGTGACAATTCATGTATGGGTCCACCAGGTATACGATAGGATTGATCTAGTACCTGTATGTTATTTACTTCTTCTTTTAAAGCAATGAAATGATCTACGTCTGCACCTGCCCATTTAAATATAGCTTGATCATCATCACCAGCTATGTAAGTTTTTTTAGAATGATTCCATAAAGAACGTACTAATTCCCATTGTATTAAAGATAAATCTTGCGCTTCATCTATGAATAAAACTTCAAAATTTTCTTTCTTTTCTTTTAATATGACTTCTTCTAATAGATCAGTAAAATCTTTTTTACTAGTTTCTTGTTTGTATCTTTTTAATTCTTCAGCAATTAAAAACAATGTTCCTCTTTCTATGTCTAATATGTTTTGTCTTTGATCGTAGTATTCAAGAAGATCCATTCTCTTTACTCTAGCTGTATTTATTATTGTTAAGTATTCATTATCTGAATTAAAAGTACCATCTTCATCTGAAAATTTTGCTGTTTTTATAGGTATGTTAACCAATCTACCAAATTCTTTATAGTCTTGAGGAGACATCATTTTTTCTTTACTCATTCCTAATTGTTTAAATGCATAAGAATGTAAAGTTCTAAAATTTTCTAAATCCGTTTCAGGATCTAAATTAAATTTTACAGAAGCTCTTGTTGCAGCTTCTTTTGCGGCTTTTCTAGTAAAAGAAAAGTAACCAATTTGTTTTGGTCTAATCCCTTTTTGTATGAACTGATCCACTAGATCTAACAATGTTGTCGTCTTGCCTGTTCCCGGTGGTCCTAATATTATTGTTTTCATTTATATCTCTATCATTAAACCATTTAACCATTCTTGAATTTTTTTCATATTTAGCTAATCTTATTCTCATAACAGTATTTTCTCTTTTTAATCTATCAATAGTTTTATTTAATTTTTCAACTTGTTTTCTGTAAATTAAATTCCAATTAACTCCTATGACATTAGACATTAAAAATGTTCCTCGTTATAAGTTATATTAGAAACAGAAGGTTCTATTTTTTTCATAGTTTTAATTTTAATTAATCTTGAATATTGTTTCTTAATATTTTTTCTTATCTCTTCTACAAAAACATTTTGTAATCTTTTAAGAAGATTACCTGTTTTAATTTTGTCCGTTTCCCAATTATTCTTTTTAAGAAATGCATAAAAGTCATCCATTCTAAAATAAGTAAATTCTTTATTATCATCCGTGTAAGGAAGTTTATTAAATATATCTTCCATCGTTCTTGCTGATTGTCTATTTGTAGTCCAATCCTGAAGTAATCCAGTAAGTTGATTAATTGGATCTAATGATTCTAAAGGTTCTACTTCTTCTAATCCATTATTAAGTAATGGTTTTAAATAATATTGTTTCCAATCTTTTGGTTTAGGAATTGGTATAACTAAATTTGCTTGATCTAAACATGCAATAGCAAATAAAGCAGGGCTATAAAGTTGTTCTGTTTTTAATTCAATTCGTTTTTCTCCAACATTTAAAAACCATTGTGGAGGATTGGATGTATATTTTGTAAGATTACCTAATATTGGCATTTGTTCTTCACCAAAACCTACTCCAAATTTTTTTGTTCTACATAGACCTGACTGACATACAGAATTTATTGGAGCATCTTTACATCTATATTTATCATAACCTTTTCTACTTACTGATTTAATTAATTGTTGAACCTCATTATTACTTAATGGTGGATTCATATATTTCATATTTGCTTTTACAATTTCATCTTCCCAAGTATCAGGATTAGCTTGTTTGTAATAAACGGCAATATTAAATAATGCATTATTTCTTGACCCCTCACCAAAACCTGTTGACGCTAATTTGTTTAAGCAAGGGGGACCAGAGAAAAAAACTTCTTCTACTTTTTCTTCTTCAATTTTAATTTTTTGAACTTGTTCTTTCGTACAAGAGTAAATATCATAGAGCTTATAAAATTCCTCAAGTGAACAACTGGAGCCATTATCGTCGATAGCATATCGTAATCCTTTCGTTCCATTATAGTAGGGTAGATTTAAAAAGTTACCTGTATCCCCACGTTCTACAAGTATCTCTGTTTGTTTAGGAAAGATCTCACAACCTTCGTATCCTAAAATTTTTGAAATGTTTTTAAGTGTGCTCTGCATTAAAGATGCAGATATAAATTCTTTTGTAAATAAAAATACATGTGCTCCACCTGATTTAGAACGGCAAACTATTAAAGGAAATTTAAGTTTTCTAATATTTTTAACGAAAGAAAGATGATCAAAATTATATTGATCAATATCAATACAACCCCACTTACAATCGTTAGTTTCTGTAATAGGGACAATTCCCAAAGCCGCACCTTCGCCCTGTAAATGCTTTTCCCAAAGATCGTCAGTAACATCTTTTCTAACAATGAATGCTTTACCTTTCTGTTTACTACCAATATCTGATCTATCTCCTTTTTGATACTGTCCATAAGCTATCTTTAATCCTTCAAATATATTTTTAAATTTTTCCATATATAATTCTTCCTTCTACGTGTAAAGGGGATCTTTCGATCCCCTTTAGTTTTCAACTAATACGGAGTCGAAGCACTTGTTGATGTCTCTTCCACATCAGCTTTTGTTTGCACGTTTCCTTTTGAAACATTAGAATTAAAATCTTTAGATAATAAATATAAAGATTTATCTTCTTGTCCCATTATTCTTTCCATTGTTACAACCCAACCATACCAAGAACCTTTATCATTCTTTTGTAGTGTTGATGATAAATTGTAAACAACCCCATGCATTGGTGGAATTGCAAATCCACCTTTTCCATCATCAATCTGAACGGATTTCATCATTGAATTCCATTTCTTACTGACGTTTAGTTGTGTTGATTTCATTGTAATCAACGCAGGTGTATAAGAACCTGCTTTTGTTTGTACCATCACATAATAAGAAGCCGTTTCTTCCAAATAGTTACCATTAGGTAATCTAATTTTAGAACCGTCTCTCTTACCAGTTAAGATTACTGGACTACCTGGAGAGTGTATAGCAACAGGAGCACCTGGGCCATCGCCTCTATCAGACCATTCCGGATAATCTTTTTTGTAGTAACAAGGAATAACCTTGATACCTTTTTTACCATCGTATAATTCGCTGGTAACAGTATTATAGATCATGCCTGGTTTAGCACCTTCTATATACTTTGCATCACCTTCAGTTACCTGTGGTGATAGTTGTCCTAGGATTCTTACAAACGGTAACGCCATATCTTCTTGCGTCATGTTTTCAAAACCTTTGGATAGATCATTTCCGAATAACGAAACTGATCCATTTGTTTTAGCTTTTATTTCATTAGCCATTATTCATCCTCCATTTATTTTTTCCGGCTTATTTTAGTTTTGTCTTTAATCCATAGACTAAAAACATCAGAAGGCATGTCAAGGCCGGCCCTGACACGCTCTTCATATAGAGCAGTTAATGTATTCCAAGCCACATCAGATTTCTGTTGTGGTTGATATCCATTTTCCGCTGCAAGGTCTAGCAATTGCTTCGCCTTGTTATCTTCTCCTTTACCAAATGTTACAAAAACATTATTTTTAATAATGTCTCCTAACCCTTGATCTCGAAGCCATTTATAAGCTTCTTCCCTTTTAAAATCATCTTTAGGAAGAGTTGCTCGATATTCTGTTTTAACTGTTACTGAAGAACCATCAGACAATTTGATTTGATTAAGTCCTTGTTCTTTAAGCAAATCAGGAATTACTTCTGAACTAATATAGTCAGCTTGTTTTTTTAATTCTTTTAATTTGTTTTCTTGTTCTTCTATTTCATCTTCTAAAACTTTTAGTTTTTTACATTCAGATGCAATAGTAGTTATTTCTACATTGTCTAGAAAATCTTTTGAATCTTCTAACATCATATTTTTTACTTCACTCATCGTTATCCTTTCTGATATAGATCGAAATTAATTGGATAATATTTAGTCTCTCGTCGATCCCATTTCAAGAGATTAAATTGTCCGTTTGTTTTATCACAAACGATTGCACAAGATATTCCAATAATAGCTGGATCTCCTGTGAGCAATACATAATCTTGTTTTCTAAAGTCTCTTAAATTTTTTTGCATCTTAAAAACAAAAGGTCCAGAACTAAATATTATTTGTGAATCTGGTCCATAATTAGGCAAACAAATTACTAAATAACCAAATTCAGATGCACCTAAAATATTTATATTTGCTGGTGGATGCTGTAACACATAAACAAATTTTTCTTCTGGATTGTTTTTATAAAAATCTAAAAACTCCATAAGTGAGTTTGATTTATATAATTCAAAAATTTTATTTTTCATTCTATTATTCTATTATTCTCTTGACATCCATATAACTATTATTATATCTAAT